TGCCCGACAGGGACTCGTGGTGCTGGGGGGTGACCGGGACGGCCGAGCACCACGACCCGCAGCGGGCGCAGCCTGCGCTCACCGGCTAACGCTCCCGTCCACGTCACCGCGAAGCCCGGTATCCCCAGCCCGAAGTCAGGGTCAGCCGACGCGGGCCGGATCGGCGCGCGCAGCTCCGTCTCGTCAACGGAGACCATCGGCCGGCCCGGCTTCAGTCCCGCCTGGACGCCGATCCACCGGAACGGCTCGCCGCACTGAGCGCACCGGACCCGGATGTCAGCCGAGTAGGCGGTAACGGGGCCGCCCGGCTCGGAGGTCAGCCGGTTGACCCCGACCACGGCGTCGAAGTCCTCGTGCGGGCACGGCCTGTCCGGGTCGGCGGTCATAGTCGCTCCTGTCCGGGCGCGGGGCGGACCGTCCCCGGCGGCAGGTCCAGCGAGATCATCCCCGAACGGGAGGTGAGGCCGGGAACGGCCGCCTTGGCCGCGCCCGGCTTCTTCGGCCGCTGCGAGCTGTGCGTCTCGTCCCACGGGCCGCCGCGCTCGTTCACGTACCCGACGTAGGCGCGGACCGGCTTCCCGTCCTGCCTCGCCCCGAGGACGTGATGATGCCCGTCGATCACCTTGAGGCGGGACGCCCCCGGCTCGGCGACCATGACGGCGGGCTTGACCGCCCCCGGGTCCTCCCGGTACTGGCGGGCGAACCGCGCCACCCGCCCCGGGTCGTGCGAGGCGGCCCAGGAGGAGACGTCATCGTCGTCGATCAGGTCCTGCGGGACGTCGGCGAGGACCCAGCGGGCGGAGCGGATCCAGGCGATGGCCTGCGGCGGGAAGTCGGCGAGCATCCGCCGGTAGACGATCTCCCGGTCGACCGGGACGCTCTTGAGGCCCGGCAGCGCGGACTTGCCGGCGCCGTTCGGGGGCCTGCCGCGCGGCCCGTGCCCGCCGGGGCTCGACGTCCCCGCCTGAGCCGACCCGATCCCGCCCTGCGGCCAGTACCCGTCCATGTAGGGCGCCGGCCAGTACGTCCCCGGCCGTGACGGCACCCCGCGGGCGTTCGGGTAGTCGGCGTCGTCCTCGTCGTCGGGAGCGGTCGCCACCCGCGGCTCGGGCTCGGACCCGTCCCACCGCGGGGGCTCCCCGCCCGCCTGCGACCCCGGCACCCCGCCCGGGATGTCCATCTGCCGGCCGTCGCCGTAGTGCGGGCGGACGTTCGCCGCCCCGCCTCCCGCGTACCCGCCGGCATCATCCTGCCGGCGCTCGCGGCGTGTCTCCTGGCCGTTGAGGTCGATCACGCGGACGGACTTATCGCTCATGAACTCGCTGAGGTCGACCCCGCCTACTGCCCCAGGACCCAGGCTGCACCTGCAGCGGGGATGCCCCGGAGGGCTGACCTGGCCTGACCGGAAGCTGTCCCCGACGGGGATCGCGCCCTGCGCCGCGTTCGCCAGGCAGGCCGGGCAGGCCCTCGCGGGCGCCACGAGCCACACCTTCGACGTCACGTTCATCGCGCTGAACCGGTCCAGCGTCGCGTTCGAGACCGCCCGCGCGATCTCCGTCTGGGCGATCATCTGCGCCCGCGAAGGCGACAGGAGAAGCCCCGCGATCTGCTGCGCCAGCGTCTGCGACGAAAGCCCTCCCGAGAGGGCGTCGGACAGCAGCCCGGCGACCCCGTCCATGTTCGTCTGCGAGATCGACCGGATAGCCGAGACCCCGTACTGCGACAGCAGGTCCGCGAGCCCGTCCGCGTCGGCGACCTTCGCCGCCGCCGCCACGTCGCCCGGCACCCAGGAGCCCCAGTCGACCGCGTCCGTCTCGGTGATCATCGCCATCGCGGCCTGCTGGCCCAGCGCGTACCCCTCGGTCCACGCGTCCTGCAGGATCCCGCCCAGAGCGTCCGAGACCGCCTGCCGGATCGCGTCGACAGCGGCCTGGACGGAGCCCCCGGCCCCGGAGAGCCACGAGGCGGCGATCTGCCGCACCGCCCTCGCCGCGGCCTTGAACGCCTGCGCGAGCTTCCCCTCGTAGATCCGCGCGAGAACCTCGTCCAGATCCCAGCCCGGCCACCCCGGAGGGCCCGCGTCTTCCTTCGCGACCCACTCGTACTCCGCGGGCCCGAGGACCACCGTCCGGGCGACGTCCACCGCCTGGCCTACGCTCAGCCCCTTCGCCAGGTCCTCGCTGATCATCGCCAGCGCCGCGGCCGGGACGTGCACGGCCCTGAACGCCGTGATCCTCCCGCCCTCCGACAAGTGCGCGGCGAGAAGGTCCAGCTCCGCGTGAGCCGCCTTCGACGAGCTGTTCCGGCTGCTCCCGGTGCCGTGGCCCGCCGCGGACTGCTGCGCGTCGTTCGCCGCCTCCGCCGCGTCATGACCCGGCGACTGTCCCGCGTTGCCCTGCTGGCCGCCTTGGCCAGGCTTGCGAGGTGCAGGAACGCGGTCCCCGGGGGCACCCTGGCCAGGCTGGCCGCCCGGCTGCCCGGGCGCCTGACCTGCCGGCGGCGCCCCGGCCGGGTGCGCGGCGTCCGGCTGCGCCCCCGCGACCGGGGCCCCCGTCATGTCGACCTGGCCCAGCGGCACGAACCCGCCCGTCGGCGACGCCCACCCCGGGTCGCTCGTCTCCGGCAGGCCCCACGGCTGCTTCCCCAGCTCCGCCCGGCCCTCGTCGATCGACGCCAGGCCCACGCCGATCTGCGTCGCGAGAAGGTTCGTCTGCGTCAGCTCGTCCTCGTCCTCCTCCAGGCCCTCGAAAAGGAACCGCATATCCGGCTGCTGGCAGACCTCCTGCAGGATGAAGTCCATGATCGACGCGAGGTACTGGAGGGTCGGCTTGGTGGCCTTCCGCTCGTGAGTTCCCTGGCTGCTCTTGGCCATCTGGTTGCTCGCGCCCGGCGAAACCGTGGTCGAGACCTTCGGGGTGATGCCCAGCTCCATCGGCTGCACGTCGAACGCCATGCATACCCAGTTCATGACGACGTCGTCGAACTGGTCGGCTAGCTCCGCCGGGCGCTGCGGCATCGTCTTGCTGCCGGGCGGTAGCACTATGATTTTGTGGTGCCACGCTGGGTCACCGCTGACGGCGTTGAGGGCGTCCTGCAGCTCCCGGATCTGGTTGGGCGTCATCGTGACGTCCCCGGGGCTCACGTAGACCGCTGGCACGGTACCGGAGTTGAAGTAGTCCAGCGCGAAGGCCTGCTTCTGCAGGCCCGCCATGATCGGGACGAGCGCCCTCTCGACGGGGGGCATCCCGTAGGGGCTCCACCTCCGCTTGACCATCGGGAGGTAGAGCAGCTGGTCGCCCCGGAACGGCGCCCACTGGGCGTCCGTCATCCCGGCCTCGTCCAGATCGCGGCCCGTGATCACCGAGGTCAGGTCGCTGCGGGGAACCCCGTAAAGGTACTGCTGGAACGCGGGGGCAGGTGGCCTCGGGGTTGCGCCGTGCAGATCGTAGAGCGGCCGGATCGAGGCCCCGTCGATCAGCTGAAGGCAGTCAAGGTCGCTGCCGAGAAGCCCCTTCTTAAGTCCCTTGCCGCGCTTCGGCTGGATGTAGACGGACAGCGCGTCGTAGACGAGCATCTGCTCAAGGCAGTCGTCGATCCACGAGCCCCAGGTGAAGTAGTCCGGGTCGGGGCGGTTGAAGAACTTCAGCGCCTCGGCGCGGCGCTTCCCGAAGTCCTTGCTCTGGGCCGACGAGCCGCGCATCGCCTTGGCGGCGTCGAGAGTCGGGACGATGTCCCAGCCGAGACCCCGGATCTCCATCTTCCGCAGCTGGATCGCGGCGCGAGCCACGCTATACAAATCCGAGATCGACCTGAGCACGCCGAAGCTCGCGAGTTTGCCGACGCCCTCGCTGCCAGGCTGCTGCGGCAAATCCCAGCCGACTTCATAGGCTTCTCGCCTCGGCTGCGCCCGGCCGCTCTCCTCCGGAGCGTCGACGGGGATCGGCAAAATTGGACTGAACGGTCCAAATGCTCCAGAAGTGAACGTTTGGGGTGGTCGCGGCAAAAAGGGACCGTAGGCATTCGCGTACCCATCGGCAGCGGCCAGCTCGCGGGCGACGGGCGAAAGCTGGCCCATCCAGCCCGGCACGCCCTGCGGAGGCGGCGTGGCCGTCGCGGCGCCCGGGACCGCCTTCGCTGCGCGCAGAATGGCTTGAGGGGATGCCACGAGGCACCCCCTCAAGCAGGATCAGTGCCTGCGGGGCTCGCGGCGCTCGCGGTTCAGCGGCTTGCGCGCGACGCTGCTGAACAGCCCTTCGGCGAGGACGGTCTGGGTTCCTGTTTCGATCGCGACGACGTCTACTTCGCCCAGAAATTCCACCTGCTCTATCTGCAGGCTGTACCGCTGGTTCCGTGCGGTTCCCCTGGAGCGCATGAGGCTTGCGCCCTCAATCCACGGGCGCGATTTCTCGATCAGGCGCACCGGCTGGCACTCGCCCAGGAACCGGAAAGAGTCGTACATCCCGGTGATGAGGAACTTCTCGATCTTCCTGCTACGGTCGAGCTTCTCTCTCGTCTGGTACCCGCGCTCCTCGACCAGCCGCCTGGCCAGGTCAAGGACGGCACCCGGGTTCTGGGCGAAGCCGATGTACCAGCCGCCGCCGTACCCCGCGCCCGGCGCCTTGCGCTCAGACAGCCATCCTTCGCCGTCGTAGACGCCGCCGAGCCAGCCGGTTTCCGCATCGGGCGCGGTCTTCCAGGGGGCCCCTAGGTCGCGCAGTAGATCGCCGGCGGCGAGCTTCCCCGCGCGCACCCACACGGCGTGCGGGTCGGTGAGCCACTGACTGTCAGGCGATGCGACGACCTCCCGGCCGTCCGTGAAACGGATGCGGCAGGACGGGCGCTTTACGACAGCCCGTTCCAGAAGCATGGCGATCTTCATCTTCCGGCGATTGCCGAGCATGGCTGCGCGCCCCTCGAACGCTATGAGCTCATCCCCGACGCCGATGTCGCCGATCGGACGCCATATGAAGTCCGGGCAGAGGATGCGCGTAGAGGGCCCGAGGCAGGCTGCTGACCTCGGGAACGGCTCAAAGAACGACTCTGGGAAGGGATCGAAGACAGGGATATCCTGCACGTGCTGCACCGGTTGCTCCAAGGTGACGGTGTGGCAGCTCCGGGGGGTGCTTCAGACCATCCCTCGGAGCCCTAACGTCGCTACGCTACCGGCCGCCTCTGACATTCCAGGGCGGTGACGGCTATGCCGCTACAGCTCGTCGCCACTGAACTCGGCGGTCCAGTCGTGGGCGTCGTCGAGGCGGCGGGCATAGCATCCGCAGCCGGTCATCCGCAGTCCGTCGCCGCCCTCGCAGGCAGTGTGATCGCGGCGGGAGCAGGGGTCGCAGAAGTCGCCTGCGGGATCGAGGAGGTACTTCCACTCGCGTTCGAAGAGACCGGGTTCCGCTGTGAGGATGAGGTACTCGCGGTCCCATGTGGTGATGAAGTCGCCGGGCTTGAGGGGCTCGTAACGGACGCCCTCGGCCGGGGTGACGGTCAGGACGGACCCGACTTCGACGTCCCCGGCGGCGGCGAGCTGGTCCCAGGTGCTCACCGGCCGGGCTTCCCGCCCGGCTTGGTGAAGAAGAACACCTTGACCACCGCGGCGAGAGCGGCGATCCCGATCAGCAGGAAGACGACCTGGGTTGCGTCGGCGACGTAGATCACGGCTTCAGGATCTCCTCGATGATGTCCTCCGGCATGTTTGCGGGAAGAGCAGAGCCGCCCTCGATCTCGATGACCCACTTCACGGCAGGGACGCGCCGCCCGCCGCCGCGTGGGCTTCGGTGAGCGCGAGGGAGAGCGGGTCCTGGGTGACCGACAGGCCGGTCGCGTAACTGGCCCCGAACGCCTCGGCGAGCGCCTTGAGGACCCGGTCCGTTTCCAGCCGCAGGTAGACGGTCGCGTCGGGCATCGCGCCCGCCCGCGATACCCAGCAGCTGAACTCGACCCGGACCCACCTGCCCGGTTCGACGGCGACCTGCTCCACGGGCTGCCTGTCTTCGCTCTCGCTCATGACGGCTAGCCTAGCCCCCGGCCGGCGGCGCCGCCGTGAGCCTGCGGTTAACGTCTCGGGCGAGCCGTTTCGCCTTCGCCTTGGCTTCCTTCCCGCTCACCCCGCCCAGGGTCCTGCCGATCATCGCCCAGGGGATGCCCGCCTGGCGGGCGTCGGAGATGAGGCGGAGGCGGAGGAGGTCAGGGTCGGGGCCGGGC